TGGGGTCTTACTTGGTTAGAACAACCAGAAGATGCATGGCGTAAGAAATATCCAAAAATTACTAAAAAGATTGATACTATTGAAGCAAGATTAAAAGAATTGGAAAAATAATGTTAAGTAAACAATGTAAACTTCATCTGGAAGAAGTTGGCGAAACTGGTCTCCAGCATATGACTCACGCATTAAAGGCTGCTGTTAAGTTACAACTTTTAGTTCCAGCATTAATTATTCATAGTGTGGCGCCAAGATGTTTTACTCATACCGCAACAAATGTAATGAACGATATTTTAAATGCACGTAAAAAGAAAGTATAAATAGAACTAAGATTCAGTTTATAGGATAAGAATATGCCATCTAATGCAAGAAATTTAGCCAATCTACTAGGAGCAGGCGAAACTACGATTAGTGCGGAAAAGCTTGGTAGTGATGTAGCACCAGGCACTGAAGATTATTCTAGTATAGATTCTCTTGGTGCAGGTACAATAGTTGGTGAAACCGCATTTGTTGAAGGTAGTAATAGACTCTACATATGGAATGGATCCGGCTGGTATAATATTGCCTTAATTAATACCACACCAACATGGGATTCTGGTGGACAACCTGCTTCATCATACGTATTAGATGCAGACAGCCCACAAGATGCAACAGTTATTACACTTGCTGCTAGTGACCCGGAAGGTATTCCTATATCATATAATTATATTACTAGTGGTTCTATGGATAGTATTGCTACTATATCTCAGGATTCTTCGGTCTTTACTATTACTCCAAAAACTTCAGTTCAAGCTCCGGATGGTGGTACGGGATCCATTACATTTAGAGCAAGTGATGGTATTAATATTCTGCCTCAAGTTTCTACCTTTACTCTTAATTTTATCACCACAATACAAAATAGCAAATATACAACTTTACTAGTGACAGCAACTGGTACATCAGACAATAATAATATAACTGATGCCTCAACCAACAATCATACGATTACTGTAAACGGCGATACTCATGCCGGTACGTTTAGCCCGTATCGTAGTGGTGGTTATAGTATGTACTTTGACGGAAGCGATTATGTGGATCTTGGAAATGGCAACTTAGCAATCAATACAGAAGACTTTACTATTGAGACATGGGTTAATGTTACACTAGGATCTAATATGTCGATTGCAAACAACTCTAACTGGAACTCTGGAAATAACACAGGATGGCGGGCACTTATTACGACTGCAGGTCTAATTAATCTAACTGCTTCTCAAGGTTCGTGGAATTCCTATCCTTCAATTTATGCTTCCACAAATGCAATTCCATCTAACGAATGGGTACATGTAGTTATTTGTAGAGATTCTGGAGTTATTAGTTCATATATAAATGGCATTAAAGATCCAAATACTGTAAACTATTCTGCATCTTTGAATCAAACCGGCGGATCATCATTGTCAAGCTATTCATTGATTGGAGCATATATTGCAGACGGCGGCGAATATAATAACTTAACTGGATATTTATCTGACTTTCATTTTAAACTAGGTTCTGCTAAATATACTACTACATTTTCACCTCCAATTGAAAGATTAACCGTTGAGTCTGGAACAGATGTTTTATTATTTAATAAGCCATTTTTAAAAGATGAGTCTACTAATGCATATACTACAAGCATTAGCGGAGATCCAAAAATAAAACCATTCTCACCCTACGACTACGAAGAATACTCAGAAACTGATCACGGTGGGTCTGTTTATTTTGATGGAAGTGGAGATAAACTTACAATAGGCGGCTCATCTAGCGATTTTAATTTTGGAACTAACTCATTTACTATTGAGAGTTGGGTATACAGCACTGTTGCGGCTGTTGGACCTATATTTAATACACACAGAGTCGGTACTGGCTCTGGATATTATCTGTCGTTACTTGCAAATGGTGCCATAAATTGGGGAAATTATGTAGATGGTACTGGCGACATAACAACGGCCGCTGGCGCTTTTACTCAAAATACATGGAATCATATAAGTTTAAATAGGGATGCAAGCTCATCTAATTCACTTAAAATATATGTAAATGGTATTTTAAAATACACTGGAACTTCCGCTACCGACTATAATACTTTTAATTACGGACCATTTGTAGGTGGGTACGACCCCGGCGGAAATCAATATTATTTTACAGGATATACTAGTGACATTGTTGTAGTTAATGGATCTGTTTTAAGAACAGGTGGCACTTCAGTTGGTGATGTAGCATTCACTCCACCAACAACGCCTATATCTACGCCATCTAATACTAAACTACACATCAAAGGTACAGACGCTTCTATCATAGATAAATCTCAAGGCGCTAACTTAAAACTTTTTGGAAATACTACTGGCTCAACGACTCAGGCTAAGTTTGCTGATACTAAATCAATGTATTTTGATGGAACTGGAGATTACATTACTACATCCTCGAACACGCATAATGCTATTGGAACTAGAGAATATACCATAGAAGCGTGGATATATTGTACAAGCATAGCAAACAGAAGTATTTTTGGGTCTGGCACATCTGATGCTACTGATGAATTTAGTATATTCCTTTTGTCTAATGGTCAGATTTATCATGACATAGGTGGATCACAAGATTACGTTCAATCCTCGTCTAGTATTACAGTTAACACCTGGCATCATTTAGCAGTTACGAGAACAAGCTCACGAATAGACATTTGGCTAGATGGCACAAGTATAGGGTCAACCACTAATTCCAACATTGCGGGTATAAATGTATCTGGCAATTCTGACTTTAAAATAGGTCATGGGCGTTTCGGTGCATCTTGGGCTGGTTATATCCAAGATGCTCGGTTAAGAATAGGTACAGCAGAGTACACGTCAAGCTTCACACCACCAACAGCACCATTAGAAGGTTAAATCAATGCCAAGTAAAGCGTTTTCTCAAGCAAATCTCTTGGGTACCGATAATACTCTTCAAGCCACAAGTTTATCAGCTGATATTCCTATCACAGAATTATATGCAAATATTGATGAACTACCCGCTTCTGGCACGTTAGGAGAACAAGCTTTTGTCCAATCAACTAATCGTCTCTATATATGGAATGGATCGGGCTGGTATAATATTGCCTTAATTAATACAACTCCTACATGGGACTCTGGCGGACAGCCAGCAACTTCATATGAATTAGATGCAGACAGCCCACAAAGTTCAGTTACTATTACTTTGTCGGCAAGTGATCCAGAAGGAATACCAATCACTTATAGTTATATTACTTCTGGTCAAATGGATTCAATGTCAACCATTTCTCAAGATTCGAGTATCTTTACTATCACACCAAAGACAGTTACTGAAGTAGGAGAAGGAGTTGAACTAACTGGTTCTATTACCTTTAGAGCAAGTGATGGTATTAATATTTTACCACAAGTTTCTAGTTTTACACTTAGTTTTATTAGTGTTATAGAAAATAGCCGATATACAACTTTATTAATGACAGTAACTGGTGCATCTGATAATAACAATATTATAGACGCTTCTTCAAATAATCATACTATTACTGTAAATGGAGATGCTCATGCTGGTACTTTTAGCCCGTATCGGAGTGGGGGTTATTCTACTTATTTTGATGGAGCAGGAGATTATCTTAATGCGCCGGGCAATGCTGCATTTGAATTTGGTACAGGTGATTTTAGTATAGAACTGTTTTTTTATAGAACGGCGAGTGGTTCTGTCGATACACTGGTTCAGTATGGAAATGCTAGCGTCACAGGTTATTCACACATATCTTGGACTGTGTATATTTTAAGTAGTAATTATTTATCCTTTGAAATAAGTGACGGTACTCCCGGCGGTGCAGGTAAATTGTCACTTGTTTCTAGTGTTCTATTTCCTACTAACTCTTGGGTACATGTATCTGTAGTTAGAGATGGTAATAATTTTACTTTATATCAAAACGGTAATTCTGTAGCTACCACAACAGATAACCGATCGGTTTATGTATCCCCATCTCCGTTATTATGGATTGCTAGAAATCATAACGCTGGCACCGGTGATACTGCGGGATTTTTCTCTAATGTACGAATAGTTAAAGGAACTGCTGTTTACACGGGTAACTTTACACCACCCACTGAATCTTTGACCGCTATCGCAAACACAGAATTGCTTACTTGCCACCTGCCATACATTGCCGATGGATCGACTAACGATCATTCCATAACAGTAAACGGCAATGTTTCTATAGAACCATTCTCACCCTATGATTACGACGAATACTCAGTAACTAATCACGGCGGGTCTGTATATTTTGATGGTACTGGAGATGCTTTAAGAATAGCAGATAATAGTAATATTCAACTTGGCACATCATCTTTTACAATAGAAGGTTGGTTTTATTGCAATGACACCACTCCTACCCAAGGTATTCTAGCAAAAAGAGATGGAAGTAGTGAGTATTGGAGATGGATAATTGCTGGCGGCAATTTAAATTTTAGATTTCAGTCTGCTGGAGGCGGTAGTTTTACTTGCAACACTGTATCAGTGCCAACAAAAACGTGGTGTCATTTTGCAGTTACAAGAGATAGTAATAATGATGTTCGACAGTTTGTAAACGGAATATCAACACAAAATGCAATAAATTCTACAGGTAATTTCGATATATCAGGCTCGTCTTTAAGGGTCGGTGAATATGAATTGAATACTGGTCATTTTAGTGGTTTTGTATCAGACATTAAAATTATTAAAAATTCTGCATTATACACAGCAGATTTTACTCCTCCAACAGTACCATTATCATCGTCTGGTACATCCTTACATATTAAAGGCACAGATGCCTCTATTATAGATAAATCTCAGATCAACAATCTGAAAATTAATGGTAATACTACTGGATCAACTACTCAGGTTAAGTTTGCTAATACTAAATCAGTGTATTTTGATGGATCTAGCGATTATATATCTGCTCCTACTAATAAATTATTTGGTTTTAGTACAAATGACTTTACGGTTGAGTTTTGGGTATATTTTAATGATGTTAATAACCCAATAAGCATATACAGTAATTTAAGTTCAGTATCAGGATTACAACCACATCTTTATGTATATCAAAACGCTATTAGATATTATACGGCAGTGGGTGATCGCATCGTAAGCTCTTCTGTTTCTACAGGTCAATGGTATCATGTTGCTTTATCAAGAAGTTCTTCGTCAACAAAACTTTTTATAAATGGTACTCAATCAGGCTCTACTTATTCAGATAGTAACGATTATGGCCTATCTCAACCTCTAGGAATTGGAACCTATTGGGACTCTGGTTCACCGGTTACCAGTCAAACTTTAAATGGGTACATGCAGGGCCTAAGAGTTACTAAAGGGCTAGCTCGTTACACCGCAAACTTTACACCTCCTACTGCAGAATTAGAAGGTTAATAGAATGCCAACTAAAGCTTTTGCAAGAGCCAAATTATTAAACAGAAATAATACTATTTCAATAAATAATTTATCAGATGATTTACCTATTACAGATGTTATAACTTCTGTAAATGATCTACCTGCTTCTGGTGCTTTAGGAGAACAAGCGTTTGTTGAAGGATCTAATAGATTATATATGTGGAACGGTACTGGCTGGTATAATGTAGCTCTTATAAATGAATCTCCGGCATGGGATTCTGGTGGTCAACCAAATGCTACTTATAATTTAAGTTCAGATAGCCCACAGTCTTCAACTACTGTTATTCTTGCGGCTTCTGATCCAGAAGGCCTTCCTATTTCTTATACTTATGTTACTGGTGGTTCTATGGATAGTATAGCAACAGTTTCACAAGATTCGTCCGTATTTACTATTACACCAAAAACTTCTGCACAAGTACCTGATGGTGGTACTGGAACAATTACTTTTAGAGCAAGTGATGGTATAAACATTCTTCCATATCAGTCTACATTTACACTTACGTTTATTGTTGAAATGAATGATATAGATAATTCTACTTTAACAAGAACAACTAATTTACAGGCTATGTCTGGAAGAACTATAGGTGGTCTATCTTTTAGTGCAGACGGAACTAAATTTATTGCTGGTATGAAAACATCTGATCCTAGTAATCCTATGTGCTGGTACTATACATTAACAACACCATGGGATCTTAGTACAGGAACAAGACAATCTACTGCTTTTGGTGTGGATAGCTGGACATTACAAAATGTTGTCGGAGTTAATGTAAATAGCGGTCAATGGTTTACTGGCTGGCATATGACTAGTGATGGTGCTTATTTGTTTACAACAGAAGCACATTCTGCAGCAGTAAGAAGATGGGATTTTGGAACACCATATGATCCTACCACACTAACATATTCGGGATATACAGCTAACTTTGGATCTGGTGCAGCTAGAAACACTGGTGTATATTTAAGCCCAGATGGTCATAATCTTTTTATAAGCAATCATTATTATGATTATGTAGCTCATGTGTACCTATCCACAGCCTTTAGACCAGATACTAGAGGATCTGCTACTATAGGATATATAAGTGATAATGTTATACAAGATGTTATTTTAAGTGACACAGGACTGAAACTATTTACTGTGTCTGAAACCAATAATGTAATTAGACAATGGAATTTATCTACTGCTTGGGATTTGCATTCCACTTCTTCAGGCACTGATCAACTAGGAACTGGAGATTATACACATAGTGTAGGAAGTCAACAGGCTGTTTGCTTAAATACTGCTGATGGTGATGAATTTTTTGTAGGCAACGGTTTAGCAGTAAAAACATACGCAACTTAAATTATTATATATAAATAGTATTAATAAAACTTAACGGAGAATGAAATGAATAATGAACTTACAATCCAAGACTTAGCTGTAATGAGATCAATTATTGATGCAGCAACTCGTGGTGGTGTATTTAAAGCACAAGACTTAAGTGCTGTTGGTGTAGTACATGATAAACTCAATAATATTGTTGAGGCATTTATAGAAAAGAATAAAGAAGAATCGACTGAAAGTGAAGCAGTAGCTGAAGAAGCAACCGCTGAATAAAAAATGTTTTTTTGTTATGTCCTGCTAATAGAGAGGATTTAACATGGCAGCTAAGAAGTTACAAGCAGATTCCAAATGGAATGATTTAGACGCAGACGGTGATGGAATTATCACTGATGAAGAAATGGCTCGAGCAAAAGAAATAGCTCAGTTCGAACATGAACAAGCTAAGATGGAAAATGAAGATAAGAAAGAAGATCAGATTCGTGCCATGGCATGGTTTGCTCTTTGGGGTATGTTACTTTATCCAGTTCTCATTTTAGTTACATCTTTAATTGGTGTTGATAGTGCAGCAGATATTATTGGTAATATTGCACCAACATATTTTGTAGCTATTGCTGGTTTAGTTGCAGCATTCTTTGGCGCGCAGGCTTATACTAAAGGAAAATAAATATGCCTTCAAGAGGTCAACAGTTAGGTAAACTACTTAATCCTACAGGTGATATAGTAGAAACATCATTACCACCTAAAATTGAAACATTTTCTCAATCGGTATCTAATACGGGTAAAGTTGAGAAGGCTGCTTTAGGTAATGATGTTTCTACAATTGAACAAGTTTCTGATATAAGTTTATTGACTGCATCAGGGAACTCTGTAGGCGACCAAAGAGTTGTAGAAAATAATCTTTATATCTGGAATGGATCAGGCTGGTTTAGAATTGCTTTAATAAATGAAACTCCTACGTGGGATTCTGGTGGTCAACCAAACGCTACTTATGATTTAAGCTCAGATAGCCCACAAACAGCTACAACAATTACTCTTGCTGCTACAGATCCAGACGGGTTGGCCATAAACTATTCGTATGTAACAAGCGGTCAAATGGATAGTATTGCTACTATATCTCAAGATTCATCAGTATTCACAATTACTCCAAAAACAGAAGCTCAAGCTCCGGATGGTGGTACTGGAACTATTACTTTTAGAGCATCAGATGGTGTTAATATTCTACCACAGGTTTCTAGCTTTAGTCTTTCCTTTGGTTATTCCTTTGAAGCAAATTTAACAGCATCAGATGGTGGTTATCAAGATAACTTTGGTGGGGCTGTAGCCATATCAAATGATGGAAATACAATGGCTGTTGGAGCTAGAAGCTGGGATGGGAGTTACACGAATGAAGGAGCTGTTTATGTATTTACAAGATCTGGAACTACATGGACAGAACAGACAAAGTTATATCCTACTCAAGAAGTGCCAAATGCTGGAGGAAGTAATCCTTACTTTGGTTCCTCTGTATCTATTTCTAATGATGGCAATTCTTTATTAGTTGGAATGCAAAATGAAAGTAATACCATGGGTAACAATACTGGAGCTGCATTATTTTATACTAGATCGGGATCATCATGGACAAGACAACAAATTATTGTTCCCCCAAGTTATATTAGCGGCGAGGAACAATTTGGTAAGTCTTCTCATATTTCAGGTGATGGTAACACTATAGTAATTGGGTCTTATCTGCGTGATAATCCAAATTTAAATTCTGGATCTGTTTTTGTTTATAATAGATCTGGAAATACGTTTTCTTTAGATACTGACATAGTAGGTCTTTCACAAACTAATGTTTATTGGGCTGAAGATTTGTGTATATCAGATGATGGATTAACATTTATAGGTAATGCTAGGGGTGTAAAGAAATCTTTTATTGTTGAAAAAACTGGCGGATCTTGGCCAAGCAGTTTGACTGGAACTGGTGTTACAGACTTTTTCCTAAGTGGTGGTAACGGATATGTAACCAATGTTACAATATCAGGAGATGGATTAACAGCAGCAGCAGGTGCAGTTGGTAGTGATATGAATGGGCTTACTAATAACGGAAGAGTCGCTATATATAGAAAATCGGGAGGGACATGGAGTTTAGAGCATTCTATTATCGGCACTCAAGATAGCGGATTTTTCGGTAGTTCTCTTTCTTTAAGCACTGATGGAAATAAACTTATTATTGGAGAAGACGGAAAAACTGTGGACACAGAGGTACGGGCGGGCAATGTTTATGTATATACAAGATCAGGATCAACTTGGAGTTTAGATTCGGTTATAAATGATCCTGATCCTCAAGAATATACATATTTTGGCGATAGAGTTGATATATCAGGAAACGGTCATTACTTGGTTATAGGTGCGGATGGGGATGACGGTACTAGTGTATCTACAACATGGAATACTGGGTCGGTGTTTATTTTCAAGTCTTAATATATTAGACTAATGTCTTTATTTACAAGTTAACGATAGAAGGCTAGTATTCCCTATCCTCAACTGATTACTCTTTTATTATAACATTTTTTTAAACCGCTGTAAACAAAAAAATAACAACATCTGGTACTTTTTTTTAAAAAAATAGCTCATATAGCTATTTACAAAAACCTAATTATACTATATAATAGTACCAACAAATAAAAAAATACATAAAACCGCACTTCATTACAATACCATAATTTTAGTTAGTTATGGTATAGTATTTTTTGTGCTCCGAGAAAGAAAGATGCCCATGTTATTTCAAGAACAGATAGCCAGAAAACCAGACCTATATCCTTGGACAAAAGATTTTATTGAAGCAATTTGGAAAGGGTTTTGGACCCCAGAAGAATTTAACTTTAGATCAGATTACTCACAATTTAAAACAGATTTAACACCACAGGAACAGGAAATAGTTGTTAGAACTATGTCGGCTATTGGACAAATTGAAATAGCAGTTAAATCGTTTTGGGCTGAAGTTGGTAATAATTTACCACACCCATCTATCAAAGACTTAGGTTTTGCTATGGCAAATTCTGAAGTGATTCATAATATGGCTTATGAAAAGATTCTTGATGTATTACATCTAACTCATGTATTTGAAGAAAACTTAAATGTAGAAGTTATTAAACGTAGAGTAGATTATCTCCGTAAGTATAATAACAAAGTTTATGCAGATGATAAGAAGCAATACATTTATTCAATTATGCTCTTTACATTATTTGTGGAAAATGTGAGTCTGTTTAGTCAGTTCTATATAATTATGCACATGAATAGAAATAAAGCAGTAATGAAAGATTGTGCACAACAAGTACAATATACACGTAATGAAGAAATGCTACACGCTCAAGTAGGAATTAAACTAATTAATACTTTGCGTGAAGAATATCCAGACTTGTTTGATGAAGAATTAGAAGCGAGAGTGAAAGAGGAGTGTATTGATGCACTAAAAGCAGAAAGTAAAGTTATTGATTGGATTATGGGAGATTATGAAGTAAAAGGGTTGAGTGCGGATATTCTTAAATCATTTATTGCAAAAAGAATGGCGGACTCTTTAGATCAAATTGGATTTGATAGTAGTGAGATTGTATATGATCAGAGTCATGTAGATGAGACTTTTTGGTTTGATGAAGAATTATACGGAGCAAATATGACTGATTTCTTTCAGAAAAGACCTGTTGAATATGCAAAGGGTCAGGGTATATCTGCGGATGATTTATTTTAATGGAGAATATTATGGGGTTTGAGTGGGCAAATGAGGACTCTCGTACTTTTTTAAGTAGAGGGTATATAGATGGAAATATGACTGTCGAAGAACGTGTAAGGATTATTGCATGGACAGCAGAGAAAATTTTAGATAAAGAAGGTTTTGCTGATAAGTTTTATGATTATATGAGTAGAGGATTTTATTCTTTATCTTCACCAGTATGGTCTAACTTTGGAACTAAAAAAGGTTTACCTATTTCTTGTAATGGTGTTTTTATTAATGATAATATGGAATCTATCTTAAAGAAAACAGCAGAAGTTGGTATGCAAACCAAAATGGGAGCAGGTACTTCTGGTTATTATGGGGCACTCAGAGCAAGAGGCGAACCAATTAAGAGTGGTGGAACAGCAGATGGTCCAGTACACTTTATGAATCTAACAGAAACCACAGTAGATGTTGTCGCTCAAGGTAATGTCCGTAGAGGATCCTTTGCTGCATATCTTGATATATCATCACCTGATATTATGGAGTTTCTTGACGCTCGTGAAGAAGGCTCATCTATTATTAATATGTCACTTGGTGTGTGTATTGGCGATGACTGGATGCAAGAAATGATTGATGGCGATCCGGATAAGAGAACCGTATGGGCTCGTGTTCTCCGTAAGCGCCGTGAGTCTGGTTATCCATATCTGTTCTTCAAAGATACAGTAAACAAAAATAAACCACGTGTTCTCAGACAAAAAGATATTTCTATTTGGGCATCTAATCTTTGTTCCGAAATCTGTTTACCATCATCAGAAGATGAATCTTTTGTATGTAACTTAGCATCTATGAATATATTAAAAGCAGACGAGTGGATGGAGACAGATGCAGTAGAAACAATGATTTGGTTTCTTGATGCTGTGATGGAAGAATACATTGAGAAGACCGCTGATATACAATTTATGCAATCTGCAAATAATTTTGCAAAACGTTGGAGGGCACTGGGGCTAGGTCAGCTAGGTTGGCATTCATATCTACAATCTAAAATGATTGCATTTGAATCATTTGATGCACATCTATTATCAGCAAAGATTAGTAAGTTTATTGACGATCGTTCTCTTGAAGCTTCAAAAGAATTAGCTATTGAGTATGGTGAACCAGAAGGTATGTTAGAAACAGGCGAACGGAATCTAACAAGAACTGCTGTTGCTCCAACTACATCATCATCTTTTATTCTTGGTCAAGTATCTCCGTCTATTGAACCTTTAGCATCTAATTACTTTACAAAAGATTTAGCAAAGGGTAAATTTACATATCGTAATCCATACCTAAAAGATTGTTTAACTGAGCACAATAAAGATAATGAAGAAACTTGGGTTGATATTCTAAAGCATGGTGGATCAGTACAGCACCTAGATTTTTTAACACAAAATGAAAAAGATGTATTTAAAACATTTAGTGAAATTACTCCACTATCTATTGTCCAACAAGCAGGTGCAAGACAAAAATATATAGATCAGTCACAAAGTTTAAATATTCTAATTCATCCAGATGTACCAGCTAAAGATGTAAATGCTTTACTTATTGAAGGTTGGAAGCTAGGTGTTAAAACTTTCTACTATCAACGTAGTGCTAATCCAGCTCAAGAACTGGTACGTGACATTATGAACTGTGATGCTTGTGAAGGATAACAATAAATGAAATATTATTACATTGAGTGCGAAATTTGTGACGAGCAGTCTCAAATAACAGTAGAAAATTCTTCTCCAGAGCCAGAGTTTTGTCCTATGTGTGGTAACATTGCTATTCCAAACTTCTTAGATGAAGAGGAAGATTTAGATTAAATTTTACTAAATAGTATTACTTACAACTAGGGTTAAGTAATATTATGTGGATTTTAAATGGTAACGAATTTGACCCAACCGAGTTTGATTTTGATAACTTGGTTGGGTTTGTTTATTGTATAACAGATTTAAGCAACAATAAAAAATATATAGGTAAAAAAGGTTTTTGGTCAAGAAGAAAACTAAAACCACTAAAAGGTAAAACCAGAAATAGAATTGTTAAGAAAGAATCCGATTGGAGAGATTACCACGGATCTAATGAGGAAGTTAAACTTCTTGTTGAGACTCATGGATCAGAAAGATTTAAAAGAGAAATACTCCGACTCTGCAGAAGTAAAGGCGAGATGTCTTACTTTGAAATGAAAGAGCAGATTGACCGTGAAGTGCTATTTAGCGACGAATATTATAATGAGTTTATAGGAGGAAAAATTCATTCTAAACACGTTAAAGGAATAGCAAATGTATGAATATAAATGTAAAGTATTAAGAGTAGTCGATGGCGATACAGTAGATGTTGATATTGATCTAGGTTTTGGAATAGTATTATCAGATGAAAGAGTTCGTATCATGGGAATTGATACACCAGAATCACGCACTAGAGATAAAGTAGAAAAGCTTTTCGGCAAAGCAAGTAAGTATAGACTTGAATCATTACTGGGTGAAATTGCTATATTAAAAACACAAATTAATAAAGACGGCGAAGACATGAAAGGCAAGTTTGGTAGAGTTCTTGGAGACTTTGTAACAGAAGACGGAAGAATGGCTACTGAAGTAATGATCGATGAAGGACATTGTGTTCCATATTTTGGAGGATCAAAGGAAGAGGTCCAAGCGCAACATATGAAAAATAGAGAACGTCTTATATCAGAAGGTATTGTAACACAGGAACAAATAGACGAAGTTTCATAAATATGCTTGATTATTTAACATTAAGTTTGGCTTTATCGTTACACCTTGGTATGGATGGAGAGTATAACGAATTACATCCTCATATTCGATATCAAGATAATAAGTTTATATCTGGAGCATATTATAACAGCTTAAATAAAATATCATTATATGCGGGAATTCGACACGAAATAAATAATTTTGGAATTGAATTTACTACTACTACTGGTTATGATAATCTTTTTTCGCCGTATATTCGTGCTACACAAGACGTTAGTGAGCATACTAGATTTTTTATAAC